CGACACGCTCAAGGACCACAACCACGGCCTGATCTTTTCCAGCGGTGTGGGCGGCACTGATGTCGTTCCCTACGGCGCCGGGGGCTCACAAGCCATTGGCACGCGAGCCGTGACCGGCGTTGTGGCCGCCGGCATCGCAGGGGCAGAAACAGCCCCCAAACACACCGCATTCAATCCACGTATTCACCTCTGATCATGCCCCCGATTACTTGCTACCAGACCGACGACAACGGCGTTTTTCTGCATACCGTGACTGCCTACCCATTCCCCATGGAGGATCGTCTCAACGTGCCTTATCAGGCGGTGCAGACGGCGGTGCCGGAAATCCCGACTGGCCACCGCGCGCGCTGGCTCTCGCCCTTCCGTCCGATGGATCCGGAATATGACACCGCCGGCGAGTGGGTCATCGAAGAAATTCCCGCGCCGGCTGAACCGGCGGAAGATCCGACCGCAGAATCCCCGGCGCAAGCCTAATCCGAACCACTAGGAGTTATCAATATGGCAGCTGACTACCACCATGGCGTGCGCGTCATCGAAATCAACGAGGGAACACGCCCCATCCGCACCGTCTCCACCGCCGTCATCGGCGTGATCGTCACGGCCGACGATGCCGATGCAGACGCTTTCCCGCTGGACACGGCCGTCTTGATCACCAATGTTGTCGCGGCCCAAGCCAAGGCCGGCAAGCGTGGCACCATGCGCCGCGTGCTGGAAGCCATCGCGGCACAAGCTAAGCCCCTGGTGGTGCTGGTGCGCGTGGCCGAAGGCGACGACGAAGCCGAGCAAACCAGCCTGGTCATCGGCGGCGTCTCGGCCGAGGGCCGCTATACCGGTTCCAAGGCTCTCTTGGCGGCGCAAGCCAAGCTCGGCATCAAGCCGCGCATCCTGGGTGCGCCGGGCCTGGATACCAAGGCGGTGACCAATGCGCTGGCCTCCCTGGCACAGACCCTGCGCGCCTTCGTCTACGCATCGTGCTGGAACTGCGCCACGGTGGTGGCCGCCACCGCCTACCGCGCCGAGTTCGGCCAGCGTGAGGTCATGCTGATCTGGCCGGAATTCGTCTCATGGGACACCACCTCGAACGCCGATGTCAGTATCTCGGCCGTGGCCTACGCGCTGGGTCTGCGCACCAAGATTGACGAGCAGACCGGTTGGCACAAGACCCTGTCCAATGTGGTGGTGAACGGCCCGACCGGCATCAGCCGTGACGTATTCTGGGATCTGCAAGACCCGGCGACGGACGCCGGCGTGCTCAACGCAAAGGAAGTAACCACCCTCATCAACATGAGCGGCTATCGCTTCTGGGGCTCGCGCACCTGCGAAATCCAGGGCGGTTACTTCCCGTTCGAGAACTACACCCGCACAGCACAGGTGCTGGCCGACACTATCGCAGAAGCGCATATGGTCTATGTTGACCTGCCGATGACGCCTTCGCTCGTCAAGGATCTGGTAGCTAGCATCAATGCCAAGTTCCGGTCCTTGAAGGCCAGCGGCTACATCATCGACGGTGAAGCCTGGTTCGACGAGCAGTTCAACGAAAAGGAAACCTTGAAGGCCGGCCAGCTCGTGATCGACTACGGCTACACGCCGGTACCGCCCGTGGAAAACCTGCTGTTCCAGCAGCGCATTACCGACCAATACCTGGCCGACTTCGCCGCGCGCGTCGCCGCCTAATGCGTAGCCGGCCGGTAAGCCCGGCCGGCTCCCGTCCTCACATCATAGGAGCAAGACATGGGCATGCCCCACAAACTGAAGGATTTCAATCTGTTCGAGAACGGCATCAGCTTTGCCGGCATGGCCACGGAGGTGACCTTGCCGAAGCTGTCGCGCAAGATGGAGGAATATCGCGCCGGCGGCATGTCCGGTCCGGTCTCGGTGGACCTGGGCCAAGAAGCCATCCAGCTGGAGTGGACCGCCGGCGGCCTGGTCAAGGAAGCCCTGAAACAATACGCGGCAAAGTCCCATGGCGCCGTGCAACTGCGTTTCGCAGGCGCATACCAGAACGACGATGACGGTTCCGTGCGGGCGGTGGAAATCACCGTGCGCGGCCGCTACAAAGAAGTGGATATGGGCAATGCCAAGGTGGGAGACGACACCTCGCACAAGTTCAGCATGCCGCTCAGCGCCTACAAGCTCACCATCGATAACGAGGTGATCTTCGATTTCGACTTCATGAACGGCATCGAAATTGTCGGCGGCGAAGATCGCCGCGCCGACATCCGCAAGGCCATCGGCCTGTAATGGCCAGGCGGCATCCCGCCGCCTGTCTCTCCCAATTCCCAATCTGACAAGGAAACATCATGACCACCGCAACCGCCCCCAAAATCGAAACCGTTGTTGTCGAGCTGGACGAACCGCTGACGCGCGGCAATACCCAAATCACCGAACTGACCCTGCGCCGCCCCAAGTCCGGCGCCCTGCGTGGCGTCAGCCTGATGGATCTGATGAACATGAACGTGAGCGCGCTGCAAGTGGTACTGCCACGCATCAGTGAGCCCACCCTGACGCAGTTCGACGTGGCCGCCATGGACCCGGCTGACCTGATCAAGTGCGGCATGGAGGTCTCTGTTTTTTTGGCACCGAAGGCGGACCGCGCCTTGGTCTCCCAATCGAAGTAGAAGATGCCATGGCCGACATCGCGACGGTGTTCCACTGGCCACCGGCCGCGATGGAGGACTTGGAACTGGCAGACCTCATGAAGTGGCGCGAGCGCGCCCGAGTAAGAAGCGGGGCGGAGTAAATGGCAAATGAACTGAAAATGCAGGTGGTGTTCTCCATGATGGAGAAAATCACCGCCCCGCTGAAGAAGATCGCCAGCGGTGCCAAGGACACCGGGAAGGCACTGAAGGACACCAACGATCGGCTGCGCGAGCTGAACAAACAACAAAAAGACCTCGACGGTCTGCGCGACCTGCACCAGGGCATGCGCAAGACGAATGCCGAACTGTCCACCGCGCAGCAGCGCGTGACCGAGCTGGCGGCCAGGATGAAGGGTGTCGAGAACCCGACCCGCGCCATGACGCGCGAATTCAATGCTGCCGTGCGCAGTGTCAAATCCCTGCAGGAAGCCAGCGAGCGGCAAGGCACGCAGTATCGTGCGCTGCGCGAGCGCCTGGCAGATGCAGGCGTTGGATCGCGCCAGCTTGCCAATGCGCAGACCTGGCTCAAGAACAGCATTGCCGCTACCAATGCCGAACTGGCGGACCAGCAAAAGAAGCTGGCCGCCAGCAATCGTCAGCAGCAAGTCATGGCCAATGCCCGCCAGCGTGCCGACAAGCTGCGCAGCACGGCGGGCGGCCTGGCGGCGGCCGGCGTAGGTGCCACCGCCAGCGGCGCCGCCATGGGCGCCCCTGTGCTGGCCGGCCTCAAGGAGGCCAAGCACTACGAGACCGAGAACGGCCGCGTGCGTGCGCTCGGCCTGGGGCCGGCGGCGACCGCCGAGGCGATCAAGTTCGCGCGCGACATGAAAACCTACGGCACGAGCCAGCTCGACAACCTGCAGTTGCTGCGCGATGGCATCACAGCCTTTGGCGACACGCACCACGCCGAGATGGTCGCGCCCATGATGGCCAAGATGAAATTCGGCAATCACGCCTTCTATGGGGAAGCCGAGGGCGCCGAGAACGAGCGCAAGTTCATGGACATGCTGAAGGTCATCGAAATGCGCAACGGCACCAAGGACATTGGCACGTTCTCCAAGCAGGCCAATATGGTGCAGCAGGTGCTGACCGCCACGGGCGGCCGGGTCGGTCCCGGTGAGTGGCTGAATCTGATCAAGACGGGCGGCATTGCGGCCAAGGGACTCAAGGACGAATCCTTTTACTACCAGATGGAATCCCTGGTGCAGGAAATGGGCGGTAATCGGGTCGGCACATCAATGATGAGCGCCTACCAGAACCTCTATCAGGGCCGGACCACCAAGCGTTCCATCGGCATGCTGGCGGACTTGGGCCTGATTGGCGACCAGTCCAAGGTAAAGCACGACAAGGCCGGCCAAGTCTCATTCCTGAACCCTGGGGCCATCAAGGGCGCGGATCTCTTCCGCGAGAACCAATTTGAATGGATGGAAAAGGTGTTGCTGCCTCAACTGGCCAGCAAGGGCATCACGGACGAAAAGGGGATTCTCGATGCCATCGGCGGGATCTTCTCGAACCGCACGGCCGCGCAGCTCTTTTCCACGATGTACCAGCAGCGCACGCAGATCCACAAGAACGAAAAGTTGAACCGGGGCGCCGCCAACATCGACGAGCTCGACAAGCTCGGGCGCGACACGGCCAGCGGCAAGGAACTGGAGACCCTGTCCAAGGTGGCGGACTTGAAACTGGAGCTGGGCACCAAGATTCTGCCGCTCTACGCCTCCGGCCTGCAGATGGCCACCAATGCCGTCCAGGCGCTGACCGGCTTCATGGAGCGCAACCCGGCCACGGCCAAGGCCATGATTGTGGCTTTCAGTGCCATCGCCGCCATCATGGTGGTGATGGGGCCGCTGATGCTCGCCCTCGCCTCGATCATCGGTCCCTATGCCATGTTGCACGTCCTGTTTGCCAGGATCGGTCTGCAGGGCAATCTGCTCATGCCCGTCTTGCGGGGTATTGGGACTGTCTTTATGTGGCTCGGGCGGATCTTTCTGATGAACCCGATTGGCCTGGCGGTGACCGCCATTGCCGCTGCTGCCTATCTGCTGTACCGCAATTGGGAACCCATTGCCGGCTTCTTCGGCAACTTGTGGCAGCAGGTACGCGGCGCGTTCGCCGGCGGCCTGGCCGGTGTGGGTGCGTTGATCTTGAATTGGTCACCTGCGGGTCTGTTCTACCAGGCGTTTGCGGGCGTCCTGAGCTGGTTCGGCATCGAGCTACCGGCCAAATTTACCGAGTTCGGCGCCATGATCCTACGCGGCCTGGTCAATGGCATCACCAGCGGCATCGGCGCCGTCAAGGATGCGGTGCTGGGCGCCGGGGCCAGTGTCATTGGCTGGTTCAAGGAAAAGCTCGACATCCATAGTCCGAGCCGGGTCTTTGCCGAGCTGGGCGACTACACCATGCAAGGCCTGGCCGTGGGCTTGAATCGTGGCCAGGACGGGCCGTTGTCTACCGTCAGCAGTCTTGCCGGCAAGCTGGCCAGCGCTGGCGCGGCCGTGGCCATTGGCGCCGGCAGCGTGTCGGCGATGGCCTTCGATAGCCGGCCGCCGATCAGCGGTGGCAGTGCGCAGCCCGTCGTCTACGAGGGCGATACCGTGCAAATCATCATCCAGCCGACGCCCGGCATGGATGAGCAAGCCATCGCCCGTGCGGTGGCCGCCGAGCTGGACCGTCGCGACCGCATGAAGGCGTCGCGCCAGCGCTCGAACCTTGCAGATTGGGATTAAGGAAAACGTCATGATGATGGTCTTGGGAATGTTTGTCTTCAGCTTGCCCACGCTGGCCTATCAAGAGCTGCAGCGGCAGACGCAATGGAAGTTCGCAAGCAATGCGCGCGTGGGCCGGCGCGACGCGGTGCAGTTCACCGGCAAGGGGGACGATCTCATCACCCTCACGGGCTGGATCGCACCGGAGCTGACCGGTAGCGCCTTCTCGCTGGATGCACTGCGCCTAATGGCCGACACCGGCAAGAGCTGGTTCCTGATCCAGGGAACCGGGCGCATTTATGGTTCTTATGTGATCGAGAGCATGGACGAGGGTCGCACGGTGCTGGATGGCGACGGCGATGCCAAGCGCATCGAATTCACCATCAAGTTGAAGCGCACAGACGACAGTGTGCTGTCGTCATTGGGGCTGGGCGATATCTCGGATCTGCGCAACATGGTCGACATCGACGGCATCACCAACAGCATCGCCGACAAGGCGCGTGATGTGGTCGGCAGTGCCATCGGCGGCGTCAAGTCCACGGTCGGCGGCATCGTCGGTACGTTCGGCGGGGCTGGCCAATGACCACCACCGCGCCAGCTTTCCGCATCGTCATCGAAGACAAGGATATTAGCCGCCCTGTCTCCGACAGGCTCATGAGCATCACCTTGCGCGAGTGCCGGGGTGACGAAGCAGATCAACTGGACATCGAGTTGGACGACTCCGATGGCAAGCTGAAGATTCCACCCAAGGGCGCCAAGCTGCATTTCGCGCTCGGCTGGCTAGGTTCGCCGCTGGTCGACAAGGGCGTGTTTGTGGTCTCCGAGGTGGAGCATAGCGGTGCGCCGGACCGGCTCACCATTCGCGCCAGGTCGGCCAGCATGATTGATGCGTTTCGGCAGCAGCGAGACCGTAGTTTCCATGAGACGACACTCGGCGCCGTGGTGGACGCTATCGCCGCCGGCAATGGCTTGGCATCAGGGATATCGGCCGGCCTGCGGTCCATCGCCATCAAGCACCTGGACCAGACGCATGAGAGCGATTCCGCGCTGCTGCGCCGCCTGGGCAAGAAATATGACGCGGTGGCCACCGTAAAGAATGACACGCTGCTCTTCATGCCGATCAACGAGAGCCGTACGGCCAGCGGCAAGCCGCTGCCGGTGGTGAAGGTGGTGCGTGCGCTGGGGGACCAGCATCGTTATCACAGCTCGGAGTCCGATGCGTATAGCGGCGTCCGCGCGTTTTGGATGGATGAGAAATACGGGCGCCGCCGCAGCGTCGTCGCGGGCCAGGCCGGCAACAGCAAGCGCTTGCGCACCACGTTTGCGAATGAGGCCGACGCGCGCACTGCGGCTGTCGCCGAGTGGCAGCGCATTGAACGTGGCTTGGCTACCTTCGAGATGCAGCTCGCTCTTGGCGATGCCAGCATCATGCCGCAATCGCCTGTGGTGGTCAGTGGCTTCAAAGCTGACATCGATGCGACGGAATGGCTATCGAAGACCGTCACTCATAGCATCAACGGAAATGGTTTCACTACTCGCATCGAGTTCGAAACAAAGACAGAAGCAGCCGACACCGAGCGCGAACTTGACCATGACCCAGAAGAGGGAATCACTGGCGTAAAGGCAAACTGGTTCGACAAGGCTAAGAACAAGAAAGGCAGCGAGCTGGCCGGCAAGGGAGAAAATGCAAAGACGCTGAAAAAGAGCTATGCCACAAAGCAGAGTGCCAAGCGTGCGGCTGAATTGGAGTGGGCGAAGATCAGGGAGGTGCGCGATATAGTGGCCGAGAACAATGCCGATTGAAAACCGGAACGGCTCTCACCTCACGAATTTCCCATCATCATGAGGAAACCTTCTTCGTCCAGAATCCGGATGTTAAAAGCAGCAGCCTGGTTTAGCTGGCGCTCGCCCGTCAGCGGACCTGCTATCAGAACATCTACTGAAGCATCCAACGTATTGCGCACCTTGTACCTAGCATCTGCGCGGGCGACTCGCTCTAAGTTCTCGCGATGGTTGGCGCGAAAACCGGAAAAATAAATCGCCAAATAGCCTGATGTCAGGTAATCAAGCTCATGCTCGTGGCTAAGAGCCATTATTGCAGGCCGCTCTTCGAGATACTTCCGAGCCTGTCGCTTCCACGCCGGGGACGTCATTACTTCGCCGGTATCAAGACAGGTGATTTTCCCCACAATTCGGTCGAAACGAAAAGTTCGAATTTCTCGCCGCAGACCGCAATAGCCTTTAAGGTAGTTCGCATCAAAGGCTTGGACATCTACTTGGCGCTCACTTGGCGCACCGTCCTGAGCGTATGTAAAGCGGATTGACCCGAGCGCTCCAGTCGAATGGATAGCGATAACGGGCTCTTCGATTTTCTGTGCTGATGACTCTGGTGCGATGCTAGATGATTCTCTAGGCGAGTGATGATGACGGGCCTTGCTGTTTTTTTTCTTCCCACGCCCGGTACGTAGGTTTGAGACCGCATCGCCCACTGCTTTGTCGTGCTCTTGCAACCTCCCTTCCAGCACTGTCATCGATTCGCGACGTGAATTTTCTTTTTCGACTCCCAGGTTTTCCCACGACTGCTTTTTCTGGACCAGTCTTTCCCAGATATCCGCGTAGGCTTGCTTAACGTGCCACGACAGTGATGCGGTTGGCTCGTCGTTTCGTCTCGCGCGGCTGCGGTGGATCAGCCCTTTCAATATGGAAAAAGAGACCGCCACCAACAGAAGAAACAGGATTTTCATTCCGAATGTCACGAAATAGAAATCGTGCTTCTGCTTGTCAGCCTCCGGACGATGCTTATCATTTCGCCCGTATCCACGTCATGGAGCGCCCATCTGGAGTGGCGATGCACTCCTTGATAGCCCCGCCCAAAGCCTTTATGGTGCTGCCAGCAGAATATGGTTTCCCCTCGTGGTAGCAGTGGCTATCGTTTGCCCCGGGATCAGCTGGGGCGGGCATTTGATACAGAAGCCAGCCGCATGAACCGGCTAGGATGAAAATTAAAAACCGCTGGGCAAAGATAGAGCGCTGCGCGCGCGCGAACGATGCATCCTTTTCCGTGCAGGCGGCGCACTCGTCTGGCTCGTCGTCGGGAGGCGTTGCAGAAAGGGTATTGGCCGCAGTCGCAGGCTTGTTGTCGTCGCCGCGTTTAGACGATTTAATCCACTGCTCCAGAGTGTCTTTCACCTCGTGATAGTGCTTCATTGGTAGTTCGCGGAAAAACCGAATGCCAAAATCCGCAATGAAAATCTTGTAAATCTCGATTTCCTTATCACCGCAGATCGAAGCCCACTCTTGCACTAGCGCATTTATTCTTTTGCGCTGGTAGTACGTGATGCGCGGCTCTTCCTTTGGACCTTCAGCCAAGTGCAGATTCACGATATTGCTAAGGCGCGATCCCTCGTTCACATCCCCCATCACTGCCTGACCAACATCCCCGTGAAAATCAATTTTGTCCGACATTCAAAACCCTGCTTTTCTTCTATTCGAAATTGCAAATGCTTTTGTCACTAAAGCCCGATGCATGCCCCCGCATAGCATGGTGCTATGCCGCACCTATTTTTTTTTGCGCCCCACGTTGATGGTCTGCGGTGCGGTTATGTCGCCAGTAATTTGCTGGCCGACCGAACCGTGGAATGTAACGGAGGGAGCTGCCTTGGTTACTGCTTGAGGCTCATTAAGGCCGCCAGCCCCCTCAACCACACCTAGCACTCGTGCCTTATTTTTGAGATCGAGCTTTCTGAATCCATCCAGAAGTAATGCCTCATCATCTGTGAGTGCCTGGACACTGGGTGTCCCGGTGACGACATATTGGACATCTACACCAAGGCGCGATACTGCCAACAAGTAGCCAGCATCTGGGCGACGCTCATCCTGTTCATAGAAGACTTGCGCTCGCCGCTGTACGCCGCCGACCGCGGCAAATTCTGTCTGATTGAAGCCTAAGCGCATGCGTTCGGACTTCAGACGTTCCCCGATTGTGTTCATAAAGACGCAAAAACAATTTGACATGAGTCTTTTTGGACTCTATATTCACGTCATTGCTAAGTGACGTACACAAATATTAACCCATGAGCACCCAAGACACCGCCCAAAGTGGCGCAGCGGCCCATTGCTCGCTGCCAATCACGCTACGTCTGACCGCCGAAGAAATCGACAAGGCGCAGATTCTCGCCCGCCGAGACCACCGCACCCGCGCGGCTTTCATCCGCGTGATGTTCTTGCGGGGCCTGGCCGCCTACGAAAAAGAGCTCCAATCCGCAACCGTCTGACTTAGGGGAAATTCCGCCATGTATCCAGACCCGAAGCGCGTAAGGCAGCATCGCCACATGCTCCGCCTCGACGATTACGAACAGGCACTTGTCGAATCACTGGCCCACTACCAGGGCGAGCCCGTCGCCACCATCCTGCGCCAACTGGCGTTGCGTCAGGCAGCGGCAATCCTCGCATCTGATTCAGGCTCTAGCGTAGCGCGCGGGCCGTTCTGATCGAAGGCAGCAATAAGCAACTTTTGAGCAACCGAAAATGCCTTTCAACGAAACCATGCTCTCGGACGACGAACGCCAGATGATTGAGAAGATCCGTCAGCGGGAAGGTCTGGATTCTATCGATCAGGCATTGGAATGGCTCGTCAAAACAGCAGTACGTAACGGCGCGAGGCGCATCACCGGCAGAGGCCGGGCACTCTACGCTGTCGGGGGAAAGACCAAACCATGCGAGTAATCAGCCTGCCTTGCCCGCACTGCCAAAGCCCGGTGCGCGCGGCGAAGAGTCGCACCATGTCGTCGATGATGAAAGAAATCACCTATCAGTGCCAAAACGCCGAATGCGGCCACACCTTCGTGGCCACGCTTGAGGTTTCGCGCACCGTATCGATGTCGGCCATGCCAAATCCAGAAGTGCGCATTCCGATTTCCTCGCGCGCATTTCTGGCTGCCAAGAACCAGATGACGCTAGACCTCGCGACCGTGTAAGCGGCCGCCCCACTCCCGATAAATCAAAACCTGCCGTGCGCCGTTTGGCGCGCGCAGGATTCGCTCACCCTAAAAAATCATGACCACCGCGAATCTGAATGCAACGGCCGCTACCAGGCAGCATTTAAAAGATGATCTGGCCGCGTACATCTACGCACAGAGAATGCTGCGCCATCGCTCTATCACAGGCCAGCAATGGGACGTGATCTGGGAGGGAAAGCACGCTATCGGCAATCGTCTTGCATGGCGGCTTCAACTCCTGGGCGGTCTGCTGGGGGAGTGGTGATGCGAGCCGTATTTGCCCACTGCGTGGCAGCTCTTCTGTTGCTCGCCCCGGCACTGTTGTCGTCACTCGGCCTGGTGAAAGGCTGAACATGCGCTGCGCCCGTATCAAGGATCACGCGTCATTCCGTCCTGCCACGGATCTGCTGCGCGAGCGTGCGGCACAGGTGCCAACACCACCAGGCGATGAGGCTGCAAAAGCCGAGCTGGAAAAGGCCATGATGCTGCTGCGCACACGCAAGCGGCCAAACCATCAGATCGGCGTCGCCTACTCCTGGGCGGCCACTGCCAAGCCGGTACGCCGACACATCCTGGCCTTGGCAGGACTCTCGGCGGACCGCTGGGAATCTCCCATTCACTCCTTTACCGAAGCCGAACGCCTGGCCATGCGCCATGCCGTGCTGCGCGCAATCTCGACCTACGAAAGAGTCCTCAATGCAGTATAGAAAAGTCGATGCGAAGACGCGACGCCAGCACAAGGCCTTTCTCGATTCGCCTCAGTTTGCCAGCGAACTGGAACGCATCCCCCTGAAATGGCGCGGCCGTGTTGTTAGCCAGGCACTTGAGCTCATGTCGGTATGGCACTGGCGCCGGATCTTCGAGCCGGTCGCACTCGATTTCGTGCGTGACTTCGCCGCGCACTACGTGCCGGCCGGAATTGATCTTTCGCAGGATGATGCTGAAATCTGCGCCACTGCCGAGAAGGCCGCCGAGAACGTCAAGAAGATGCTTTGGAAGGCGATTTCCGACACGCATGCCCGCGACATCATCGAGCAGGAATGCAGCGATTACGGCATTGACGTGCCCGAGGTGGACGACGATGACCTGCGCGCCATCATCGCGCGGGTAGTGGACCCACGCTGGTGGCGCCGTCAACTGCGCAAGGTGGTTGGCCGTGCCTTCGAGGGCGGCAATATCCGTTTGGGCTATGTCCACTATCACGGGGAGCCCTATGCCAGCAATGACGCGGTGCTGTCGCGCCTGGCGCAGAACAAGCGCAATGCAGCGGCCTTAGAAGCGACCATGGTGCGCAACGAGGCTGGCCAGGAATTCAGCATCGCGGAACTGGCCGAGAAGACCACCGCCAACAAAACCATTCGGCGCGGTGAGCTCATGCTGCGCATCAACGGCTTTGAAACCATTGCCCGAGAGTGCAAGGACGAAGGCCTGTTCCTCACATGGTCTTGTCCGTCCCGCTTTCACGCAACGCTACATAGCGGCAAGCCCAATCCGAAATATGACGGTTCCGATCCGCGCACAGCTAACAAGTACCTCGGCAAGATGACTGCCCTGGCGCGCTCGGCGCTGGCACGGCGCGGCATAGGACTGTATGGCTTCCGCATTGCTGAACCGCATCACGATGGATGCCCGCACTGGCACATGCTGGTGTTCGTGCGCGCTCTGCCGGGCTACACCACCCCACACGTCAAGGACGTGGCCGGCCGCGCTATCCGCGTGATGAAGCGCTATGCCTGGCGCGCGGACCGTGGCGAGCCGGGCGCATTCAAGCGCCGGCTTGACGTGAAGCGCATTGACTGGTCGAAGGGCAGCGCCGCCGGCTACATCGCCAAGTATGTGGCCAAGAACATTGATGGCGTGGCCGACCACAAGACCAAAGAAGGCTATGTGGTTACCACTGACACGGCCGGCGATTATGAGCTGACGCCATCGGCGCGCGTAGAAGCCTGGGCCGCCCGCTGGGGCATTCGGCAGTTCCAGCAGTGGGGAGGCGCACCTGTGAGTGTCTGGCGCGAGCTGCGCCGCGTTCCGGCAGACATGGTGCAAGAGGCGCCGCCAGCGATGGCCGCCGCCTGGGGTGCCGTACAAAAGGTCGAGGGCGAGAAGCGTGCATGCTGGGCCAGCTATTTGCGTGCCCAAGGCGGTGCCATCGTGAAGCGCGACGAGCTGATGGTTACCCTGGCCAAGGAAACCAAGACTGTCACCGGCCGCTATGAAGAGTGTGAACGCGTCATGCCCTATGGCGTGCAGTGCCGCCAAATGTCCGGGGTGGTGTTCAAGTCCGTTCGGCATACATGGACGCCAGTTCAAGGGCACGACGCCCGCGCTTCGGCGGGTTCGGGGTTCCCTTGGACTCGTGTAAATAACTGTACGCAGGCCGCCGTGCCTGCCTTTGCGGCCGATGTGTCCTTTGAGCCGAAGAACGCGCCGGCGCCGGTCACGTTCCAGCCCGACCAGGCCGTGCAAATCGAACATGCGTGGCTGGCCCTGGGCGCATGTCCATGGCCGCGGCCGGTAGTGGATGACAAGCCAAAGTGGCCAGCACCGGCTATGGCGGTCGACGAGCAGCGCCAGGCCTTTGCCTCATGGGAGGCCATCGGGGCGTGCCCCTGGCCGCGCATGGTGCCGGTGGCGGACAAGTCCCCGCGTCGTGCCACACCGCGCCAGGTGGCCGACTGGCGCGCCGGCCGGCTTGATGTCAGTGAACTTCCGATTGACCCCAACCAAACGAAAGGGAACGCTCCATGACCGCGTTTCGTGTCGTCGTGCGCACTGCCAGCGCACGCCATTCCTACACCGCCATCGCAGCCCATAGCTGCGACGCGATCGCCGCCGCCGTCGATCGCTTTGGCGTGTGCTCTGTTACGGCAACCAAGGAGAAGAAGCAATGAATGCACCCGTGAAATTTGATGTGATCGCCACCGCCAACCAGTCGCGTGACTTCGTGAGGCAGCCCCCACAATCCCTGGACCGCATCACGTTCAAAACCCCCGACGACGGTGTGCTAGCCGGCTATGTGTCGGTGATCCGTCAGCACCTAGGCAATGGCGAGCGATTCGCCTGGGTAGAACTGGATAACGAACTGGCAGGCCAATTCCGTGGTGTGCCACTGGCCGACATTATCAACTGCGACGACGCGGGTGCTATCCGGCACCACACTGCTGATGCTAGCTGCGTGCGCCATCTTTGCCTGGGCGACTACAGCAGCCGCCTGCGTCGTGAAATCGGACAGAGGGAACCGCAGTCATGAGTGATCTGTTTCTTGATGATGAGAGCCTGGATCGTCTGACCGGCATTCGGCGTGGCGCAACCCGTGCCGGTGTCAAACGATCCAAGTATCAGCTCCAGTCGGAGTTCCTGCGAGAGGTTGGAATTCCATTTATTTTGAATGCACGCGGCCATCCGGTGGTACTGGTGTCGGCGGTAGAGTCCCGCCGCACAGCTGATGCACCGCGAGTGGGATGGAAACCAGCTGCAATAGGGGCATAACATGGGCCGCAAGCCGTCAAAAAACTCTAACCTTCCAAGGGGAATGCGTGCGCGTGTACAACGTAGCGGCACCATCTACTATTACTACGAAATCGGCGGTGAGACGCGGAAAGAAATCTCGTTGGGCTCCGATTACGTCGAAGCCGTTCGCAAATGGGCGGAGCTGGAAGCAGCTCCGCCGGTCATGGTTGCGAAGGTGGTTACTTTTCGCTATGCATGCCAGGTGTACCAACAAAAGTATCTGATCGAAAACGCGCGCAAGACCCGCGAGGAGAAAATACGCCAAATCGAGACTCTTTTAGAGTTCTTCGATAATCCACCCGCGCCACTGCAGGAGATCAAGCCCATCCACATCAAGCAGTTCCTGTCATGGCGCGTACAGCGTACGCAAGAAGCTCTGCGTAAGAAGGGGGAAACTATAGAAGGTAACGAGGGGCGCGTAGCGGCTAATCGAGAAAAATCGCTCATCTCGCACATCTGGAATGCAGCACGTGCCGAAGGATTGACCGACCTCCCTAACCCCTGCGCGGGCATCAAATCATTCCGCGAAGTCGGGCGCGACGCATACATCTACGATGACACATTCAAGGCTGTTTGGGAAAAGGCGGATATACCTACCAGGGAAGCAATGGACTTGGCATACCTGACAGGTGGACGCCCTGCGGATCTCCTGAAGATTGACGAACTGCACCTGAGGGATGGTGACATAGAAATTCGGCAAAACAAGACCGGCCATAAGTTACGGATCGCCATCAAAGGTGAACTGGCCGCGCTGATCGACCGTATTCGAGCGAGAAAGCGCGCGATGGCAGGGGTGGTCGTATCAACTAAGCTATTGGTAAATGAGGATGGGCAGCCTCTCAGCAAATACGCCCTGAGGTTCAGATTCGATGCTGCGCGCTCAGCCGCAGGAATTGAGGCAGACGACTTCCAATTCCGAGATCTGCGAGCGAAGGCTGCGACCGACAAAGCTGACAAGGTCAAAGATATTCGCAAGGCGCAACAGCAGCTCGGCCATACTAGCGTCACAATGACAGAAACGTACATCAGAAAGCGACGAGGTCAAAAAGTCTCACCTACCAAATAAGTAAGCCGCCATGATTGGCGGCTTACTTTTTTCGGGCAGGCACCTTTTTATGAGGGTTCTCCAATTTCCAGACTTGCAGAACTCCCTTGGCTATTGCGTGCGCAATAGCCCCCTCGGCCGATATATAAATCCCGTCGAGCGACTCGACCAACTTTGTCACCTCACCGCGTTGGACCAAGATTTCTTCGGGGTGCCATTTACCGTCCTCAGCGCACGAGACGGTCACACGATAGCAATTTTCAGAGGTCGAACTTTTCAGCTCAAAGATTTGAGTTTGCATTTCCTGACACCAATGGTGAGCCAAACGCTCAACTTTCTTGCAAAAATAATCTCACGAAAACGTCAGGATGTCGTGTGAAATTAAGCGAGTGTTTTTTGACAACATCCGCTAAGTGTAAAAATTGCGAAGCAAAAACAGAATTGCGAAGCAAAAGAAAAAGGCTCTCCGTTCGGAGAGCCTTTTAAATACTGGTGCTGGCTGCAGGACTTGAACCCGCCACCCCCTGATTACAAGTCAGGTGCTCTACCAGATGAGCTAAGCCAGCAAAAACTTCAGCCGGCGATTATAGCCTACTTGATGCGTGTCAGTACAGGACGGCCACCCTTTTTCGGTGGTTCCGGATCATCATCGCCCTTGTCGCTGCTTTCAGCCGGCTTCTTTTCGGGTTCGGAAACAGGTACCGAGGACAGCACAGGAGCACTGCTCTCCTGCTCAGGAGCCGCCTGCTGCGCCTCGTCGGCCGTGGCCGGCGCAGGCGCTTCAAACGCCATGCCCTGGCCGTTTTCACGGGCGTAGATGGCGATCACGTTTTCCACAGGGATCAGGATGTCGCGCGAAACACCACCAAAGCGGGCGCTGAAGTGAATGTTGTCGTTCTCCATCTTCAAGCCGCTGGTGGCCTCGAAGCTGATGTTGAGGACGATTTCGCCATTCTTGACGAATTGCATCGGCACGCGGGTGCTGCTGTCGACGACCACGGCAATGTGCGGCGTGTAGCCATTGTCGGTGCACCACTCATAGATGGCGCGCAGCAGATAAGGCTTGGTGGAGACTTCTGGCATGACTGGTGTGGTCTGCGATGCGACGGTAAAAACCGCATCTGCCGGCAAGGCCGGGGTGGAAAGCAATATGAACTTCTGTGAACTGCACCGCCGCCCAAGGCGGCAGTGCAGCCGGAACAGCTTAACGGCGCATGACCTTTTCGGACGGGGTCAGTGCTTCGATGTAGGCAGGACGCGAGAAGATGCGCTCGGCATACTTCATCAGCGGTGCCGCTGTCTTGGAGAGCTCGATGCCATAGTGATCCAGACGCCACAGCAACGGGGCCAGGGCCACGTCCAGCATGGAGAACTCGTCGCCCAGCATGTACTTGTTCTTCAGGAACAGCGGTGCCAGTTGGGTCAGGCGGTCACGGATCTCGTGGCGGGCCTTTTCCTGGTTCTTCTCGGCAGCCTTGGACTTTTCATTTTCCAGGGTGTGCACGTGAACGAACAGTTCCTTCTCGAAGTTGAACAGCATCAGGCGCGCACGCGCACGCATCAGCGGGTCAGCGGGCATCAGCTGCGGATGCGGGAAGCGCTCATCGATGTATTCATTGATGATGTTCGATTCATACAGGACCAGGTCGCGTTCAACCAGGATGGGCACTTGGCCATACGGGTTCATGACCGAAATGTCTTCCGGCTTGTTGAAGAGGTCAACGTCGCGGATCTCGAAATCCATGCCCTTTTCGAACAGGACGAGGCGGCAACGCTGCGAGAAC